CGATCAAAACGCTGCGAGCCATGCCAAACCATATGGTTTGGCGTGCTAGTAAGGTTTAGTAGGGCTACAACTCTGAGCTCGCTTCAAGCAATGTCGTGGACGTCAAACCGCCCAACGCAGGTTGACCTGCAATCAGACCGGAGAATCCCCCCAGCGATGTTTGAAAACTATTGACCGTCGTAGTGTCTCCCGTTTTACTCAGTGCAGCAGCAGCAGGGAATGATGTTCCGATCAAAAACTCGTTCGTCCCATTTAAGGATGTAACGATTAGCGCCAAAGTAGGGGAGGCTCTTTTGACGCTTAGTCGCCCGGCAACTCTCACTTGGGTGGTTGATGTGACAATGCCAGACAGGCCTTGCAGAGGGACCCTCTCATAATAGTGCAGACAATCAGCAAGGATATGGGAGTAGCTACAATATTCAAAGGGTGTTGCAATCGAACCGATCTCACACTGCAGACTGCTGAACTTGGCGGTGATATTACCCGGAGCACCAACTTTCATTAGATATAACTGGAACGAACACCCATTAATGAGGTTGGCTGTATTCGCTGATGGGATTATAACCGTTACTTTCCCGGCACTACTGGGAGGAGTGAATGCAATTGTCGCGGCCGTTGTGGTATAATCATTTGAATCTACCCCAGAATTAGTCAGTAGAATTAGCTGCCCAGATATGGTTCCGGCACTAGGCACTGCCTCAAGATCAAACGAGACGGCGATAGATTGTCCTGCAGCATGTCGAACCGCATTACTGGAAAGCCGTTGCTCTAAAATAAGATTACCATTTACAGCTACAGCCGTCGCCTGAAGTTGGATCGCTTTTGGGGAACGAAACCCTATCGGCGATGCTACTTGAGAAACTGACATCGAAGCGACGCTTGTCGACAGTCTCCATCGATCCGTAAGATATTTAGGTGTCCCTGCCACTACGGTCGTCGCTGTTCCTCGTTGCCACACATCGAGAGAACCGTTGATGAAGAGGTTCCTTCCTGAGTAACCAGGAGAGCTAAGGCCGAATGGATGATCAACGACGCCGGTCGTCTTGTCGATCTGGATTGTGTCCAGCAGAGACCCATCAACGGCGCCCGAGGCGCCGACAGCGATCGAAGGAACGCCTCCAGATATTTTGATCTTCAGACGGGCCGTTGAGTCGTCGATCGTGCGACTAAGATCCGGATCTGTGTCTGTTCCCTGATTAAGCAAGTCCTGGATCGCCTTCGCCACCGAGCCCTGAGCAGGGATCGACATGCGGATGATCGCGTAGGCGACGCCGGTTTGAGCTGTTGCCGTCCATGGCCGCGCCAGTTTCAGATGCGTGGCATCCGTCACTTCGACGATCGGAATCGCGTCGATGCCGTCGACGATAAAAAGGTCGCCACGGCCGGCGACGTATTCTGAAACGAGTGTGTTGGGGTTTGTGGTGACGAGCTGCGTCCCGGCGACTGTAACGTCGCGAGAACCATTGGCGATCGTCGCCGCGCCTTGTGTCCAATCTGGGAGACCGCGGCCTGAAACGATCGGCATTTCTCTACCTCAATGCTTTCTCGGAAGTTGCATTGCGGATATGGTGCTTGCTCGCTTGACGATCAACCTCGATCTGCGCAAGCACCGCGTTGGCGCGAGCCGCGTTCTGAATAATCAGCGCCTTCAGTTCACCCACGGTGATCCCGCGCATTGCAGCCTCAGCAACAAGAGTAGGGTGATTGCCTTTGCGCTTCGCCCACTTTAGCTTCTCGCTATAAAGCACCTGCAACAACGGGGCATATTGCGCATCGAGCTGAGTAAGCGCATTCTGCCGCAATGGCTCGAGATCAATTTTGGATGATAGCTTCAAGAGTGAAATCCTTCTTGATGTAGCCCGAGCACTCGATCTCGAACCGATACGACCCCTCGGTCTGCGGAGTGAACTCTAGTGTTGTGGAGGCATCCATAGTGCCCTGTGCCACGCCGTTGATTGAGATAAGACTCCCATCAGGCACGCCGGCAATAATGGACTCGACGTTAACTGTAAGCGCAGGAGGAATAACAAGGCCCATAGGGACACGCTGACGAATAGTCAGATCAGGAAGAACCTCAATCTCATTAATAGGAATGGTCTCATTAGTTAGAATAAAGTTGGTGATACCCTCTTGTTCGAGAAACTCTTGATACGTTGGGGGAGCAACATTGATAATATGCTGTACCTGATACGTTGCCGGATCATAAAACACGAACATTATCTTCCCCTTTATCGTTGAAGAACTGCATATGCAATATCCCAATTTAGTGTAGCACCTCCCGTTCCTGCGCTTGGGTATTCTACTGCAAGAATAACGTGAGTGGTTGTAGTTCCAACGGAAAAACATACTCCAACAGGATTGATAGTATCCCCTGCCAAATAAGAGTATTTTGCGCGAGCATCCCCTCCTGCCGTGGGTCGCACACAATAAAGGACTTGAGGGGGTCTCGTAAACGTTTTACCAAATGGAATGTACTTTACGTAACGATAATAGGCGGTTGAACCGAATATCCTAACGCTCCAACCGCTCCAACCGGAAAATACATTATACGTAGCAACTACAGTAGCTGCACCGACACCCTCAAATGCCCAACTCCCGTCAAGAGAGGCCACCCCAGTCATATAAACTCCATTATACTTATCAGAAAATCCATCAAAAGCTATACCCGTAAGAGGAGCAGATGTTATATCGTATCCAGGTCGAGAGACCTTAAAGGTCGTAGAAGATACAGCTACACGTTGAACCATTTTTTCGGATCCCCTAGACTAAAGACTGACGAAATAAACTATAATGAATTGTAATATTACCCATTGTTAACGTTGAGGTTGGATATTGCAAACCAACAGTTCCATTCGGATATCGAGTATCAAGATCAGGAGTTGGTCCTGCCCACTCTATTCGAAATGTTATATAGATATAAGTCGCATCAATAAGTATACGAGGAACTGGGACACCCGCGGCATTTTTTAACACACTAATATTAGCGAGCGGAACAAATCCTAACCCATGTGCGATAGTGGTTTGATACAGTGCCCACCCATTTACATATAATGAAGCTCCATAGATCTCATCTGTATAACGATAGCTCGGAACTCCGTTTGTCCAATTGAGAACCTTCACTACAGCCCCTGGTTCAGCATAACTTATTAAGCTCAAAAGAACTGGGGTCATACTTCCTTGCAGGATGGGTTGGGTATTAATCCTATCAGTATCAACTAAATAGTCATCAAAATTCATTGACGATGAAACATCTTTTGTCGCCTTTGTCACCCATAACCCTGTGCTGGAACCCTTCTTTCCAAGAATTACCCGAGCGACCATTAGAATGCCCTCACGCCATACACGATGTATCTTACAGTTGCTGTCAGTTGTGTATAGAGGTATAGAGAGGTTGTTGCGATATTGACTTGAAATAGGGGCATTGTAGCTTCCGTCTGAACATACGCAAAATTTATATAATCAGTATAGCTAGCTCCATTAGGTGGAGTCCTTGCCCGATAACGATAAAAATACCCAAGAGGGGTCATTCCTCCCTCGTACAACAGATCATCAAGAACCCCCGCAATTCTATAAAAGGTCCCAAGAGACCCCCCATATGCAGAAATACTCGTTGTACCAAATCCCATAGCAGCGATAGCGGAGCTTGTCTGATACAGCTCCCACCTCGATTCTCCGTTACGTAAAATGAAAATTTCAACAAAAGGAATATACCCAGAGCCAAGAGCAGCAAAAGGTATCGTTACGGAACTACCGGATAGATTAACCACGCCAGTTAAATAAAGAGGGAGCATGGAGGGCCAATCTGAATTAAACACCATCCTCTCATTATCGACAGGATTTGACGCAACATCATATCCCGGCTCACTCACACGAAGCCCGTAATGTCCATCAGGAAACTTGCCGAGTAGAACCCTCTGCATCACTTAATCCGAGATTGTGAGAGTTGCGTTCGTGAAATTGATCACGAACTTATTATCGGCCGATTTCGCGATGCCGGCAGTGACCGTTCCCAGGTCAGCAACGATCGCCGACAGCTCATTGACATCTAATGCTTGAGCTGTGATCGAACCGTCAAGAACAAGATCACCATGGATGCCTACTGAAGCAAGACCCCCATGAGTCCCGACCGCAAAAACAGGTTTACGAGCAACCGGATTTAGAGAGTCATAGGCCGGGATCACGGAGAATGTATTAGCCTGCACAACAAAATCGGACGTAACTCCGCCCGGAGAGCTGAACTGATTAAGCCCGAAGCCCGCGATCACTTGATAGGGTGGGTCAACTCCAGGAGCCTGCTGGGTCTGAATCTGAACATACCATGTTCCCTCGATAGTCTGCTTAATGGCGTCAATGTCGACGGAGATTGTTTGAGTGATAATACCGGCTAGTTGCCCCATCTGCGCAGTGACGTAAGTCTTATACTCAGCAAACGCTCGACTTGAATCGAGGATACTCTTTTGAGTTTCCACAACACCAGCTAGAGCCTGTTCTGCTTTCTTCACAGCACCGGCAGTATCAATTCGATTGATGAGGTCGGTAAGCTCAGTCTCATCTCGGAAAATTGGAGTCGAAAGATCCTGAGAAAGATTGTCAAACGAGATAGTGTGAGGGTCTAGCCCAAAACCCTTGCCACTGAACTCACTAGAGTAGCTGATAGTTTTATCAAAAGTGTCGTAGAAGCCTACTCTTACATAAAGTGTCTCGCCATCCTTAATAGGAGTCCGGCACGTTACATTAGGCCCGTCATAAATCAGGTTAGCGCTATCGGGCGTGAACCCACTCGCGGGTGATGCATGCACTTTAGCCCCGGCCCAGTCTCTAACGAGCGTAGGTTTAATCCAGGTAATATCGAGAAGAAATAGATGAGCATCAAGAGAAAGAGTCCCAGGGGGGGAGGGGGGTGGATTCGATACGATGAGAGCAACCGGATCAGACATACTGTCGGTTGCGTCAACAGCCCGAATTTCCACTCTAAACGCTCGTGAAGCTGCTCCCCCAAAATCAAACTTGTTCGATTCAAAATCGTAAGTAAATTGAAGTTCCTTAGTATCAAACTGGCGCTTAATATCACCCGTGCCCTGATCGACAACTCTGACGTGATAATGATCAAAGTATGTGTCTAGGGAAGCGTCCCACGCGAAATGGGGGGACAACGTGTCAAATTCAGTCGGCGAAGCCCCGTCAATGAGGTGAAGGTTCGTTGCAGGTTGAACCTCTCGTATATCCCCACTCACCATATGCTCAATAGAAACAGGTAAACTCTCTCGACCAGTAAGTGAAACCGCCACAACGGTTAGAATGTATTCACCAAGCTGCACATTATCGATGCGGAAGAAGGTGTCACGAACTTCTCCTACATTGATCGGAGCTCCCCCGTTGAGTTGCGAATAAATCCGATAGAAACGAAATAATGGCGTCGTGGTTGCTACCCACGACAACTCCAAAGAGTGTTGCCCAGGTGCAGGGGTGCGAGCTCGAACTGTAAGACCAGATATGGGATTGATCTGCTGCGTTACATTCCCCGAACTTGACGTCGGTGGAGGAATATATACGCCATCTACAAAAGCCCATTTGTTTCGATTGACCTCGAGAGCTGACACAAGGATATTGTCAGGATCGCCGTCCGCTTCATCAATGGCTGTGATGCGGTAAGCTTTTGGAACTCCGACTGTATCCAGACACTCGATCGAGAATACGGCTTGGTCAGGTAGATCAACCCCGGTGAGCGGTGTTTGAAGGTTCAGCACGGTGGTGCTGCCCGACCCTGTAATCAATGGAACAGAGACAGGCACTCCCGACTTGGTCGTAATTGATAGAACGTAATTGAACCCGGCCTCAAACGCGACTGCATCGCGAAGCCTTAGTGTCGAGCTGTCTATGACCTGTTTAATACGACCAGATATACCAAACCCAGAAGTTTCATCAGCGATCAGAATGATGTCAAAGGGAGACGCATAAAACCCCTGACGGTTTGTCTTGAAGCTGACGATGGCCTTCTCAGTCTGTGCAGTGATCAGACGTAACCGTGCGCGCTTGATAGCTTCCGTCTCATCGATGCAGCCAACTGCAATGAACTCTTCAGGAACACGTCCGAAGCGAGAAATGGCGTCGTCATCAACGATCCTACGACGATCTTCTCGCCAATTGAGTTGCGGATTGAGAAACGAGACCGTGATGTCGTTCTTTCGCGTCGTTATGTCCGTGAAGGAGTAGGTGAAGATCCCCTCTTCGACATTCTCGGGCGTAAAAAGAAGCACAGCCGGCTGATCGTCGGCGTCAAACAGGATCGTGGCATAGCCGTTCCCCAGATCAACATATCGCCCGCCCGCTAAACCGCAGATGTAGTCGATTGAGTCCTGGATCGATCTTGGATCTTGAATAAGATCATTATACGTGAACCCGTGTGCATCACAGTGTTGCCCGAACGCGTAAGTTGCGAACTTGTCCAGTAGGATTGGTTGATAGGCAGAGATCCCGTAACGATCATTGGTCACGAGATCATATACAATCCAAGCAATGTTATTTGAATATTCCAGCTTAAACAAACCGTCCCAAACACCTGTATAAGTCTTGGTGATAGGATCATAATTCGTCGGCACGCGAATAATTCTACCCTCACACTCGCTTGTGAAGGTGGGGATGCTTGAGAATTGCTCCGATGCGCGGAAAACCCCCTGTAATATGGATAGATCATTAAATGTTAAAGGGGTTTGAGCAACTTCCTGGAAGCTCTCCCACGATAGATCACAAAAGTACTCAGCGGTGTTGGGGATACCAAGCTTCGTCACTCTCACATCATAGGGTTCATTGATGCGAGCAACTGGAATTCTTAACTCCTTAATATAAGGAGAAGTTGTCTTCCCATAGACTTGAAACGCACCAGGGGGACTAAACTGAAGAACTCCCCAGTCGAGAGAATTTACCCATGATGACCCGTTCCACACATATGCTATATGATCAATGGAACCATGGACCCCAGGAGGGACAACCCAATAATCACGGGGGTCCATGCCAGCAGGGGATGTCTCCGACCACCCTAAATAAGCACGGCGAGTCATCCCGTTGTCTGTCCAGGTCCAGTAAGCATATGCAGACCCAGATACCGGATGAAAAACCGCATCCGGGAAGACTACCCATGCAGAACCGTTCCAGGTTCTGGGAGTAAAGTTTGTGTCAGACTCAAACCACATAGCGCCAATAGCCAAAGCCGTAGGAGCTATAGCCTGAGTATAAACTTCATGTTGGATTGGGTTAGTAACCGAATTATTAGGGGCCAGCATCCCAAAATAGTGGGTAATATCACCAGTAGTGGTAATTGGGGGAGGGGGAGTAATCGCTCCTATATTATTCCACACCGCTGAAGAGTGTGGCTTAATATCGATGACCCAGGTTGCCGGAGCAGGAAACTCACCCCACTGATTTGTAATGATCAACCGCTGAATGACGACACGGACATCAATATAGTCGATATTTATTTGAGTTCCGCTTCTCACAACAGGAAGATTAAGGTCTAAATTAACCCCTACCGTAGTCGAATTCCCAAAACCTCCGAGTTTTGGCACAACAGGGGATGCGGGGCTCTCCCCCGTATAGAACTTGATATCAAAGGGCCCGATATTTGGTATTCCAGCCGAGTTCGCTAAAGGTGTATCATTCAGAAATATCGATTCAACCCCATCGACAGGTCCTTTAATTGGCCCTTCCGACACAGCCATAATGGTCTCCAACACATCATTGGAGAACAGCGTGTCAGGAAAATGGATCTGTGGAATGGGAGGAGAGACGCCAAATTTGCGTCCTTGAAACGTCACGGCAAGCGACCCTTATAGATCGAGCCTTCAGACGGATCCCCAACCTGAACTTTCCAACGCCGAGTGACCCCATGAACGGGGTGCATCGTCAGCATCCATTGAGATGCTGGCGCCGATCCCATGCGACCTGCGAGAGAATATTCAGACGGCCCTGAAAGAGATCCATTGACGAAACCCTCTTCAAGCTCAACCGCGGTGTGGAAATGGCCAATGACAATCGTGTCGAGAATGACTCCTTCGGCCGCATAGTCGCGGACAAGACGCTTCATCCCGCGCGCGGCTGTCGCCGCGGGGCCAACGAAGCCCGTGCCGCCGCGCGAGCCGATGCGGTCGCCGTGTGTAAAGAGCACGTTCCAACCCATGATATTGATGAGCGCATCGCCGCTCATAGGCGCTGAAAAAGATAAGCGCTGTTCACCGGTCGCGGAGAACCAGCTCTCGAGCATCCAGAAGACAAGCGTGTCGTAAGAATGAAGCGCAACGCCCTTGGCTTCTGGCTTCCGCGTCAGGCGCCCGTGGTTGCCTGGAACCGAAATAATCTTGATCGGGCAATCGAACGTCTCAAGCAGAAGTCGTATACCAGAGATCAGCCACTCGGTCAGTTCACGCACTGCAGGAAGCGCCAAGAGATCATTCGTCTTAGCGAGCTCATCGTGAATCTCACCGCTGATCAAATCTCCACCAAGCACGAGATAGATCACTTCGGGGGCAGGGCCCGACCAATGGTCGGTGCCTAGCTTCACAACTCTCTGGAACAGCCGTTGAAGTCGGGCGCGAGCAATCTTTCTATTGAAGGAGTTTCGCCCATTCATTTGTGCGAGATCGATAACCTCACCCATATGAAGGTCGCTCAGGAACAGGACGACTGCTTCCCCGTGTGCGCGTCGCTTTGCTGATTTCGGAGCCCACGATGGAGGTTTTAAAGGTTGAGCTGTGAGAGAGAAGACGGACTCTCGAAGAGCCTCGGCGCGTACAGCGCGTCGTTCCGCGTCTTTGCGAGCGGAAAAATGACGCGCCGCGTCGTCTTTAAGACGACGAATGAGGATCTTGTCTGAGGATATCTTTGTCATCACACCGCATTCACGTTTATTGAGAGAATATGTCCTCCGACTTTCCGTCGCCCGTAAAGGATCGGAATACGCGTTCCGATCCCCACAGTATTCTGTGGAGGTCCGAGGTAGTGATTGGTCTGTTGAGCATTCGTCGCGGCGTTGCTGCTGTCACGCTGAGGCGCAGCAAACATCTGCAGGACACCGCCAAGAATCACCAGGGTGCCGACCTTCAGTAGAAGGGGAGAAAGCGGAGCGAAAAAGGGGATGAATGACGCAACGACGAGAGCGCTCCCTATCAGGATTTGCAGGAAACCACCGCGCTTACCACCACAGAACTGCGGGAATAAATGGATGTCAGTCTGATCGTTCCCAGCGAATAGATCTTCGACCGTGTTACAGCCGGCTACCTGGATTTTTTGGTAGCCCGTCTTCGCGTTCGGCCGAAATCCTGGGAGCTGGAGACTTACGAGACGGATCGCCTCAGCGACAGTGTCGGCGTTGACCTCAATCGGGCCATCATGGAGTTTTTTCAGAGGACCGTGGAGATGGACTCTACGAAGAGTCATCCATACCTCGCGAACTCACCATGTTGTTCATACCTAGCTCTATAAACAGCCTCTTGCGCTTCAACTACTGTATCAAATAGACCTATATATTTCCTACCATATTTAGCTTGAAATTTCCTATAGTGTCTGGTGACTCCTAATGGCAACCTCTCAACTTTATTACTATTAGCGATACGATTAGCTCCATTCTGGGCGCGTGAGCAGCTCCTCAAATTATGAAGCCTATTATCATCAGTTACTCGATTTTTATGGTCTATCAATTCTGGTTCATCCCCATAGACCATCTTCCAAATGATACGGTGTGAGGCCCACAACACATTATTTATCGCGACGTATCTATATCCTAGCTTATTAAGATTTCCAGCCTCTTTCCCAGTCCACTTAGAGTTCCATGATTTAGAAGCATCTATTCTGTGTTTCCAAAATAACTTTCCACTTTCCGGATCATAATGAAAAACTGCAAGGAGACAGTCTCTTGGAGGCAGCGGCCTAAATCGTTCCGACTTCATCCGAGATAAGTCTTCCTTTAACTACCCGGTAAACGGAAATCCCATCATGGCCTAAAATATAGTGACGCCAATCCGGATACGCCATAAATGATTGAAAATCGCCGATTGATGGGTTGGAACTCGCGCTCGGATGAGTATGCCACGTAGCTACAACACGATCCTCATACGCCAGTAGATCATCACCCTTGACCTCGAACCCATTGATGGGGTCTGAACAAATGTTTTCGAGCTCGACGATCGAGTTATCGTCAAGAACGAAACCAACTCGTTCATTCTCACCCTTGTTGAGGAGCAGCAGGGAGTTTGCGTCGAAATCCATCGGGGAGTAGCTCCATGAGTTCGAGAGTGTTCTGCTCATTGGTGAGCTTGACGTCCTTATGTCGAAGCACCGCAAGAGTGGTATTGCGATAGAGACCGCGGTAGTCGTCAACGCGCGAAAGCTGACCGACAACGTGGTGAATGATTTTTCCACGTTCTATAAGAACCGCACAATGATTGGCGACCTTTGCTCGGATCGCCATCAGGATAAGATCGCCGGGCTTCCACTCTGAAGGGTGATCATCGAGAGGACGAAAATTGTTCTCGTGAAAGTAATCCATATAGAAATTGAGTCCGTGATTCCAAAAGTCCTCAACACGAGCATAATTCGGGAGCGTGATATTGAAATTGTCATGGTAGAAAGAACGAACGAGGCCATAGCAATCGGTCGAACCGTAATGGAAAGGTCGACCAAGGAGGTGATCGTATCGAATGCTCATTGTCACAGCGTCACGAACGGAAATTCAGGAGACATGAACTTTCGAGCAGGTATCACTAGATCAGGACCGTCACTCAGACTCCTCAGTTCCATCGTGATACCTTGACCCGCTACTACCTCTTTGATCCTAGCCACATACCAAAAATTTGGATCGGAAAGATTCACGTTTGTCTCTAGATGTTGACGCAACACTCGTCGACGAACCACCTGAGCACCATCAAGATACCCTGCAAAGACGAACGAGTTAAAAAGTCCTGCTGGGTTGGCGATCGTCAACGTCGGGCGCGACTTACCCCCGTCCGCACTTACCTGATATCCCATCAACCTAACAGCCATGCTCTCATAGACATTAGCTTGCCACGTAACTTGTGGGCCATCTCTGAAACGCACGACCGTAGGAGATGACGTCCCTACGGGCGTAATCTCAAACAGATCAACAAGCGCATCAGCAGTAAGTTTCTGTGCTTCTTCGACGTGAGACGCAGGAGCTCCAGTGGTCATGGCAACAGTACCAAGTCGATTTGAACAGGCTCAATCGCATGCCCGCGGCGCCCGAGGTCCGGCCTCTCAACAATCGCAGCCTTAATCCCCCGAAATGCTGGAAGTGGCTTCGAGAACCGAACAGTCACAAGACCTCGAGAAGGATGCACATACTCGAAAGGTTCATAGAGCCGATGGAACTCATAGAAGTCTTGTAAATGGGCCGCGTTCGTATTGGGGAACGTCGTGCGATCAATTACGTTCAACACGTTCGTCCACCAACAAAGACCTTGGACTTCCAGATGGAAAATGATCTGATCCGGTCCTCGCGGTTTCGATGCAAATGAATAGCCCTTGCCGAACTTGATGACCTGACTGCTCTCGGGATACTCGTCACCGACAGTATGGTAACGATAACCAAACCGTTTCATCACGCAGCTCCTGAAGCAACAGAGCGAATAAGCGTTCTCAAGGCGCCTTTGTTCTGAATATCGCGAGCAATGGTCACCACAATATCCCGCTCGCTCGGCGGAGGAACCTGATCAGGCGAAACGACCCAAACGTTTGTGATGGACGGTTGCGCGGAGGAGGTGTTGTTGTCCGATTGAGAGATACGATTCGGCCCCATCGCGTTCAACTGCGCCAGTCTCTCACGACCGATTGCATCGACCGCGCTCTTGCGCAGAACATATTCACCAGGGGTGAGCATCGCCGGTACAACGTCTCCACCACCGGCAAAGTATTGAACCGGGACAAGTCCCCCCGAGTTAAAGCCAAGAATGCCTTTAAGCCCGCCGATGGCATCGCCGATGAGACCTCCACTGTCAGTTACTTTCCCCCCAGCAATAGCGCCTCCACCGAACAA